AAAATCTGTATCGTTTTTTGTTTATCGTGCCAAAAACGTAAATGACGTTATTGCGCACTTTAAACCCGCCGCTATTTTTCATTGTATCTCCTTAAAATTTTAAGGGCGGCAGTTTGAGACAGCATTATTTTACCGTTTTCTAGCCAAAATTCCGCCTGCGGCTCTAAATTTGACTTGACGTATGCCGTGATCGTTTGGCGGCTCTTGCCCGAAACATCGCAAACGTAAGATAGCGGCACGCATTTTGGCAAGAGCAAAGAAACGGTATTTTTCATTTCAAGGATTAGACTTTTAAGCTCTAAAAACTCGCTCATTTTTTACCCCTTTAATAGCTTTATCTCGTGCACGATACGGTTTAGTTGCCCAACCTCTAGCTCCTTTATCTCACGTTTGATCCACTCGATTTTTGCGTGTCGGTCTGCTATAACGGCCGCGACTTCGTTGTGCTTCTTGCAATAGTTACAAAGCCGCGCAAAGGCGGCTTGCCATTTAGTTTTCGCCATTTCGCGCCTCTAGCTCGTTTGCTACCAGCGTCGCATACCCTGCAATATCCCTCCAGTGATCAACGAAATCCGGATCGCCTGCGACTATGCGGGCTATCTTGTGGCAAATCATTTCTAGGGCTTCTTGTTGGGTATGCGAAAGCCATATTTGCCAGCCCTTGCTCTGTTCGCGCAGCGTAGATTTTAGCCGTTGAGCCGTTTCCGCGTGGTCTTTAAAATCACCGTGCGTTTTTTCGCGCTCGGCTAATATTTCGTCAATATTCATTTTTCATCCTTTATCCTAAACCCTAGCGCGTAAAGCGGGGCAATATCTACACTCTCGCCTACAAACGCCCGCGCTTCGGCTCTCGTCATTCTCGTTTGACTGATATGCCAGCCGTCGGACATCTTGAATTCCCAATACCAAAGAGCGATGTCGGTTTTGGGCTTCACGCGATATTCAAAATTACACCAATCCCAAAGCGGGTGCTTTATCTCGCTCCAGTCGTCCGCGCCCTTGTCGGATACTTCTATTATCTCGCCCCTAGCGTAGGCTTGCATTACTTCAATCATTTCGTCTGTGTTCATTATTTATCCTTTAATTTTTTGTATGCTTCAAGTAGCCTTTCTCGCTCCTCTTGTTTGAGGTAGAAAAAGTCATAAAGCGAGAAGTTTACCCACACCGGCCGTATGTCAAATCTTAAAAGTAGTGCGTTTAATTCTTGCAGGTTTTTATAATCACTTTTTCGGAATCCCCAATCGTGGCTCAGAAACCACTCTAGAAGCTCCATTAGTTTTTCTTTGTCTGTTTTTTGCCAAAACATATTAGCCTCTCTTTAAATGTTTTCAATGTAAAAATAAGCTAGGCGTTGGCTATCCTCCGCCTCTTTGCGATACTTCGTGTCGTAGCTTTTGTTTGCTATGTATGCTATTTTCTCCTTATTGAGCGCGTAAAATTCCGCCAAGATAGGCGCGAGCCTTTGCCCCTTGCGTTCGTTCGGTGCAAAGCGCAGATAAAGCAAATCGCAGGCTAGCTGTGGCGCGGTAGTACCGAAGTTTTCTTTGCGTACGTAGGCTTTGTTGTCAAGCGCGTTTATCTGCACGTCTATACGCTTTTTGTGTTCGTGATAGTACTGGGCTATCGGAAACATCGCGGCCAACAGTTCGTCTATAAATTTACTCGCTTTTTTGTTGATGAATAGCCCTAGCTCCTGCGTACTATCCATTTTTAAAAAGCTATACGCCATAATAAAAATGGCGGCATCTTTTAGCTCGCTAGTCGTCATTTTCTACCTTTTACGGGTTGCCGATACGGCTTATTATGCCGCGCAGTCTGCGGTCTTTGCTTGTCATTGTCTTGGCGTTTAGTGCTGCCTGCGCGCTTTCTTTGACTTTTCGCAATATCTCCGCCGCGTGAGATGGTAAGACTACTTTTTTACGCCGTAGCCTTGTAATCTCCTCTTGCGCTGCTTTTAGTTGTTCCGATAGATCGTTCATAACCGCCCCTTTAACGCCGCAAGGGCTCTTTCCTCGCCTAGCCGCTTGATTACGCTAGGCACTATTTGGCTTGCCCAATACTTATCAAGTTTGCGCCCGTAGTATTGTAGGGCTTCTTGCTCGCTTAGCCTGACGTGTGCCGGCATCGGGTCGCTAACCCAGACGCCGTTTTGCAAGCGCATAGTCGATTTTTGAAACATTACCGCTTCACCGTAGGTCATCGCTAGCCCTTAAAACGGTATCGTTTCGTCGCCGTCACCGTATTTGTCGGCATCTATATCTATTTCGTAGTCATCGGCGGGCGGTTTTTGCTGCCGCGGTTTCTTGGGCGCTCCTTGGTGCTGATTTGAATAGCCGCCCTGATTATTGCCCGCTCGTTGCCCGTCGCCCAGCATTTCCATATTTTCGACGGCTACCGTGTACTTACTCCTGTTTTGCCCATTGCTATCCTGCCATTGGTCAAATTTTAAGCGACCCTCGACTAGAAGCTTGGAGCCTTTGCTAAGGTATTGATTTGCTATTTCGGCTTGTTTGCCGAAAAATGTTATGTCTATAAAGCACGTTTCCTCGCGCTTTTCGCCGTTTAGCGTGTATTTGCGAGTAACGGCTATACCGCAACTGCCTATCGCAGCGCCGCCTTGCGTATATCGTAGCTCGATGTCGCGCGTGAGATGCCCCACTAAAACTATTTTGTTAAACATCTTTTAGCCTTTCGCCTATTTGCCCTTATTCTTTGGCTTCTATCGTAAGCGCCTTTTGTACGTTTAGTTTTTGAGTGCGGCATGCGGGCTTTGCTCTTTTTTGTTTGTGGCGCACCTTGAAAATCGTCTACGCCATTTAACCCCGCGAATAATGCGCTTAAAACTCCTAATGCTTTCATTTTAACTCCTTAAATCTTCCATTAACGCGTCAATACTGTTCGGATCGGCCAAATACGCCTTGGCTTCATCAGGCGACACTCTTTCTAAGATATTTTCGGCCTCGTCCTCGCTTACGCCTCTATTCATCAGCTCACTTTGCAAAGCGTCAAGCGGCAAT